GATATTTGGCCTGAAATGGCTGAAGAATACTGGGGAAACAAAGAAATAAAAGATTAATATGGAAAAGACTATCACAAACTATGCACGCTTTTACAGCTTGCTAAACAGAACACCTTATTCCGGAGATCGTAACGAATTAAAAGAATCGTTGGTGTGGCGTTTTACTAACCTTCGCACCACCTCATTAAAAGATATGACTTTCAGTGAATACATCAATATGTGTAACGCAATGGAGAAAGAAGCTGCTCCCAAGGAAGAGAGCGAACGCGTTAAAACATTAAAGACTGCCCGCTCTGCTGTATTGCTTCGCATTCAGAAATATGGTATTGATACAACCGACTGGGCTCACGTAAACAACTTTTGCCTCAATCCTAAGATTGCAGGAAAAGAGTTTAAACAGATTTTAGTTGATGATCTAAAAGCCTTGATTCCCAAACTAGAGTCTATGATTCGTAAAAGCCAGGGACAATTAAAAGTATCTAAAAACCAATTGAACTGAACATGAACGAAACAGAACGACGAGCTGCCAGATGTGACATGCTTCTCAATCGCAGAACAGAAATAGAATCACGGTTTGATGCTATAATAGAAGAAAGATTTGAAGATAATATCCCGGCATATAAGCTGGAAAGCCTTAATAATGAATTCCGTAATCTGGCTGTTGAGATAAACAATGTAGAGAATGAGCTAAAAATAGTATTTAGAATTAATTTATAAATAAAACATGGAAAAAACAAATTTTGAATTGTCGTGCGAAAAGCTTTGTGCTGAATGTATGAATCAAGGTTTCGACCTCTGCAATGCAGAAAATCATTGTAAAGATGAAGTAGAATTTGCCCGTTGTGGAATCTGTGGCAATGTGTATTGCTCAGAGGAAGCAATAACAGAACTCAATGCATGCGCAACGTGCTTATCACGATGCAGCCAAAATGTTGAGGCTAATAATGAGATCGTTAATAAAAATCTATTTGTTCAAAACTAACCAGAATCGAACTAAAACAATTTTTCACTAAAATAATTAAAATACATGGCAAAATTAAATGTAAACGATCTCACAAATGCTGAGAAAAAAGAACTGCTAAAACAGTTGAGTACGTCTCAAAACAAAGAAGCTTTGAAGAATAAAAGGGTATTCGAAAAAGCTAAGTCAAAATTCATCAATGATGTTAAAAAGCGAGTAAAAAAATATGTTTTTGACACAAAACAATTTAAAGACTGGCTTCGTGGTGTTGCAGAAGATTTTCAAGTTTTACTTAAGGAATACGGTAAACTTAATAGAGAAGAGCAACTTGGATTTACAGTGCAGGACGAAGATTTTAAATTTATTGTAAAAGGTAATAGAATCAAAAGATTCGACGAACGTGCTGATATAGCCGAAAAGAGACTTGTTGATTATCTTAAAAAATATATAGAAGCTAGTTCAAATGGAAAGAAAAATCCAATTTATTCTCTTGCTATGTCTCTTTTACAAAGAAATGAATCTGGTGATCTTGATTATAAGTCTATCTCTAAGCTATATGAGCTTGAATCCGAATTTAATGATCCTGAATACACAGATATCATGAACTTATTCAGGGAAAGCAATGTAGTAGAAGGAACCGTGATAAACTTCTATTTTGAGGAGAAAGACTCCTTAAATAAATGGAATAAGATTGAACCATCATTTAATCGGTTGTAAGATGGCTCAATACGAAGTACAAAAAACATTGTCGGGATGGGGAGTCTGGAAAAAAGAGACTCCCGCTTCCGGGCAAAATTACAAGACCCTTAAGAGAGGTTATTGTAAGTCAAAAGAAGATGCTCAGTTAATAGCAGATAAATTAAACAATAAAGTAAAAACAATTAAAAAACAAAATTAATATGGCAACTTGGTTTGAATGTAAAATCCGTTATAATAAGTTAGCGGATAACGGAATGAATAGAAAAGTCACAGAACCTTATTTAGTAGATGCATTAAGTTTCACAGAAGATGAAGCACGAATCATTGAAGAAATAGCTCCTTTCATTTCAACACCGTTCACAGTGTCAAGAGTTAACCCTGCTAATATTAGTGAACTCTTTAAATCAGAAGCCGAGAGCGATGATAAGTGGTTTAGATGCAAGCTGGCATATATTACTCTTGATGAAAAGAGTGGCGCAGAAAAACGCATAACTACCAATGTACTGGTTCAGGCTTCCGACCTCAGAGTAGCCGTTAAGAACCTTGACGAAGGTATGAAGGGAACCATGGCCGACTACATTATTGTTTCGGTCGCTGAAACAGCAATTATGGATGTTTATCCTTATGCTTCAAAAGCTGATGATAAACAAGAGTCCAAAGTTGCAGGCGAAGTCCAATAATGGAGAAGAAAAGATATACCCAACCTCACATCTGCATCTGTCGTAGATGTGAGGGTACTGGTAAAACTTATTCCTATCAACCTGAAGATGTATTGAGACTTGAACCCACACTGGCTAAATGCGATCTCTGTGATGGAACTGGAAGAGTCGTTGTTCGCAAAGAGACAACTATTACGATTACACCTTATATAACTGATAAAGATATCTGTCTGCAATGAAAATAGTAAATAATTTGATTATTGAAGCAACTAAAGCTGAGCTTATGGAATACTATCTAAGGCATGAACTTGATATTCTAATTAGCTTCAAGGAATATAAAGAGACTATGATTGAGGCAGGAACTATAATTAAAGAAGTATGAATTTAGAACAAGCTATTAAACAAAGTGATAATCCTAGATATGATTATCCTGATATATTCAAAGATGATTGTGGATTAGATATTGTTATCGCAGATAAGAAGTTACATGCCGTGAAATCATGGACTTATAGAAATGCTAACAGAAAAAGACGCGCGACGTTGAATATAACTTCATTTGTAGGAGTTTCATTTAATGCTATTCATTATTACGGTAGAATCGAAATAGATGGTGTTGAAATGGAATATAATGAAAAGCTTGGCATAACGACAAGCGCAAATGAAGATCAATATCCTTTGGGTGCATATAAGTATAGATTAGAACTAACACGTCCATTAACTAAGAAAGAGTTAAATGATGATCCTGAAAGATGGGGTGATTACTATTATGAAGGTGATTTAACTAATTGTTTTGAAACGATTGAGAATTTGATATCGTTAGCAAAAGAAGTATTCAAGTTAAGATTTACAGGCGATTGGGATTTTTATGTAGAAAGCCCTTTTGGTAGATTTAATGGTAAATTAGAGATCAATAATTAATATTATGGAAGAAGAAAAAGTAAAAGTAGTTATAGAGTTAAAAAAAGAGTGTATTCAATCTTCTCTTTTTTTAATGAAAAAAAACTGTCAGATGATATATGGTAAAAGCTAACGTCTAAAGAAGTAGTTCTGGGTACTGACGAATTAGGAGAACAGTTTACAGAGATCAAGTTGCTTTTTTTCTTATTTGGCTATTGCTAAAGTTTTTGATAAATAATCCTAAGAATAAGTGAAAATATATTTATAATTAGTAAATTCGTCTTTTCTAATTATTTATTGTTTAATTTTTAATCTATAATTTTATGGCTTATTTTAATGGTGATGATTTATCAAAGAAAAGACCCCAAGATGCGAGTAAAGTCAATCTTCAAGAGAGTTGGGAAGTTAGTTATTGGTGTGATGCTTTAAATTGTACAGAGGGACAATTAAGATCTGCGGTTAAGGCAGTCGGTGTTTACGTTGTTGATGTAAAACGATACTTAAAAAAATAGTTTTTCGAATACATCATTGAAAGGTCTTTACTTTTGAATTATTATATATGCGTAATAGTTTGGAAGCAAAGACCTTTTGTATTTAATTTTTCTTCTTTTTAATCATTATGTCGAACAAAACTTCGTTAAACCAAATTGTAGATATTTCTTTGTGATAAAAAGATACTTTTAAAAATAATATATTACTTTTGTCCAAAAATAATCTAAATACTAAAAAAATGGCAGAGAATAATAGAGCTATTACCTTGTATGCGTATGAAATAGAAAATGAAGAGATAGGTGCAGCATATTCAGACTTAATGGAAAAACTTGCAGCAAAACTTTTAATTCAAAAAGAAACGGCTGGTGACAGACGACTAAATTTAAATAAAGAAAGTAAAGAAGAAGATTTACTTTCAGATTATTCAGCTAATGACAAGTATGTCTTTGGTGTTATGTGGCGTATTGCTCCAGCGATTGGTTCTCCTTCTATTCCAGATGGTCTTTTTGATCATGAAAAGATTCAGATGAGTGAAATTCAAAACTCTGGTGATGAATCTCCACTTATTTGCAAAGATCATTCTTATTTTTCTGTAAATAAACACTTTTTAGTTACAAATATCCCTAAATCAAGAATAAAATCTTTACAAACTTACTTAAATTGGCTATTAGAGGCTACACGTGGGGATAAAATATATACTTTCACACCTAAAATCGAAGCTCCGCATGGTATTCTTTTGAGTGATATCAAAAATATTGTTGTTAAAGATCCTACTTTTAAAAATAAAAAGAAAAAAACGGAAAAGAAAGAAGAACAATCCCATAAAGTTTTTAAATTTGCGTCAGATCAATTATTATCCCTTCTAAAGGAAGTGCCAGATTTACAACAAATGATTGAAAAGAAAATTTTATCTGCACAGTTGTTAGTCAAATTCACCAAACCCAGTAAAATGGAGGATGAAGACTATAAAAAGCTTTTAGGGGCATATATGAAACCAATATGTGATACAGATGGTGTAACTTTCACTACAAAAAATGGTAAGAAAATAAAAGGAACAGAAATTTTACTAACAAAATTGGTGGAGGTAGAGATACTTGCAAACAAAGGAATCTCTGAGCCCGCTTTAATACTAGAAATGGAATGTTTTTTACGAGAATTAAATAAAAATAAATGAGAATATTAATTGGCATGGTAATATGTGTAATTGTTTCAATGATTACATCTTTCTTCTTCCCGGGTTTTAATCCGGAAAGTGGAACTGTGTCTACACTTTATACAATATCAGGTATTATGTTCTCCATCGGCATGAGTTTAATTATAACGTCAAATACTTCTGGCGTAAAGAACATCCGCATTAGAGACGGCATCCGTAGAGAACTATGTGTTGTCAGAAATCATTTTATTTGGTACTTTGCAATTGCATCTTTTTTGTTCGTTTTCTTATATTCTGGAGTGGAAAAGAAAGAATGTTTTTTAATATATGGTTCGTTTATACTAAAATATTCGCATTTACTTGTTTTTACAACAGCCTACACGATTACTTTTCTTATATTGAATTTCCTTGCCATTCAGCGTCTAAACATTCAGATAGAAGATGCCCTGGATAAAAGTGAAAGTAACTAATGAAAGATATTTAATTAGTCAAATCATAATATATAAAAATCTCCGACAGTTATTTGCCGGAGATTTTTATATAAATTTCACCAATATACTTGAACATTGAAAGCATCAATAAGAGTACCTTTCTCATCTTCTATTGTACTTGAATAAGTAGATGCGTTATGAGTCTCTACTTTGCATGTTTTAATTGACTTGTTTATATATTCACAAGCCATACTCGTTATTTTTTCTTTAGAGAACATGCTTGGAGGAGTACATGTAATTTTTATAAAAGTATTTCTAACCTCATTTTTAAGAGCAAAATAATTTGCATTAACAGACTGTCCTTCGAAAGTCCCATTTTTTAATTCAAGTTCTAACATAATATTCTTATTAAAAGTTTATGATGTAAATATAATGTTTTATTCACAATTTATATTTTAAACTTGCAACATTGGTTTATAAAGTTTATTTTTGTAAACCAAAAAGAGCTTAATATGACGTATACCGGATGTTCTTATGTTAAACGTGTAAAGGAAGTGAATCAAATATATGACGCTCATTCACGATCTGGATTAAGCAATCGCGAAATCTGGCGTCGCTACATCTATCCGACTTATGCTATATCCGAAAAGACATTCTACAATTATATTAATGCTTCAGCTAATCCAACTGTTATTCAGAAGATGGACCAGCTGCAACTTTCACTCTTCTAACATTTGTCTATTACATGCACCTGGAATGCTTCAATACTTTCTACAATCTCTTCGTGATCGTGATTGGTATCTGAACCAATTCGCTTAAATCCACTAAATCCGGTTCCTTGCAATCCGGCCAACGCTTTTTTAATGCTATCAAGCAAATCAAACAACTGCAATGCTTGTTCCTGACTTGCTGAACCATCCGCGCTGAGGTCTTCCCAACGAGTAACTACATGAAGCTTGATAGTGATATCTGCCTCTTGAACTGGTCCTTGCAGGTTCTTCCAGGATATTGGTGCAAACTCAATAAAGATAGCCGGAAAGTTAAAGGCTGTTTCCTGCTCAATGAACTCTACATTATGATTCCAGAGATCATAATGCTGTATAATCGGCTCACTAAATGCATCTGTTATTGTTTTAAGCCGTTCAATAACGGCAAGGTAAAGTTGCTTTCTCATTTCTTTATATTGATTTTAAACTGATCACTTTCAAAATACTTGCTTAGGTTTTCTTCCACTATTTCAATAATTACTTTCTCCATTTCGGGAGCTTGGCCAATAAACTGGCGACGTGGAATTATTATTTTACTACCTACTTTTTTTAAAGCCATTGCTTTGTAAAATATCGCTTCCGTTGTTAGCTCAGTACGCTTCTTAATGCCTGCTGTTGCCTCTTTATATTTATGCCAGAAGAAACCTTTCATTCTCCTGGTAACTATGATTGCTCCACCTTCGTTATGAATAGCAGCGTATGGCAATGAGCTGGTAAAAACTATTTTGTTATCTTTAATAACGCTGGCTATACTTTTTCTTAATGCTCCTGTTTTTTGAAGTATTGCCCGGTCAGGGTCCAGGTCATACTTCCTTCGTTTCCACTTCTCAGAGAAGAAAGCCTGGCGCTGGAAATTACGATCAAACTCATCAGTCAGTTCTATCTTGATATCCTGTAGTGAATCCTGAATAACTTTTTTTATGTCTGCCTCTATGCCCATTGAGTTAAATAGTACTTAAATGTTTTGTTATTAAATAATTAGTAGTATATTTGTGGTGTAAAAGAGCTCTGAAAGAGACTGTGTTGGATTGCACATCCTTCGTCAAGTCTTTCTTAGCTCTTTTATTTTTTCCACAATGCTGTAGAATTGCAACCTTCCATCTTTTAACTCACGAATAACTGCATAAGAATCTTCTTTACCTACTGCTATTTTTACGTAATGATACTTTAGAATCATAGGATTGTCCTTTTCGTCAAAGTCTTCTTTTACATAAGTACCTTTTTTAAGCAGATTAATAATATCCTTTAATGATTCATTTTTGCTTCTCACTTGCTTGTGTGGTTGATTCAATGCTTCTTTGATTCCTGTCATTGTAAATTCCACTGGGTTACTGATTTTTTCTACCAATACAGTTTTACCAACTAAGTTATCTTTTGCCCAGGCTTTTACTTCGGCACGTTGAAGCTTTAGATTTTCTTTTGCCTGTTTCATCTCAAGAATCACCTTACAAACAGCGCATAGCTCATTATCAGGAATCTTAGCCAGTTTAAAACCACTCTTTGAACAGGTGGCGCATTTTTTAATAGTGTATGGATTATACGCAGGGAATGCAGCCATTTGTTTACCGGCATTGAACATAAACATCTCCTGATGTTTACCTGCTGTGGCACTGCTACCAGCGTTCATTGCTTGCTTTACATCACTAGCCGGATACTTTGACTTACGAACCTGAACAACGGTGCAACGGCAACCCCATCCATTTGGCGGGAAGTACTTATCCCAAAACGGACTATTAACAGGAAGGGTAATATCCTCTAATATCTGATGCGATATCCTCACACGTTCGTCTCCTGCCGTGCGATACTGAAGATAATAACGATCACCATCTTTCTGGAACTGCTCCCATTTTGCAGCCATAAGAGAACTATTCACAGCAAAGTTATATTCGGCTCTCAGGTACTGACTATTATACTTTTTATGAACCGTTTGAACATCGCTTAAAAACTGTTCAAATGGCTTTCTATTACCATTTCCGTCAATCAAAGAAGGAAATGTTTCTTTCAGTTCGTGAAAGACCTTGAAGCCTGAGAAAACATAGTTGCTTTCCTTTAAACGCTGAGTGGTGATATCAGCCGGTGGAACTTCACGAATGCCGAAATCAACGGCATCATTAAATACAGCTGCCGTCTTAGTAATGAATTGCTCCACTTCAGGGTCTTTAAGCATTTTAGCTGTTACATCATCCTGCTTATGCAAGAACTCCATCATCTGTTTCCATCCTGCTTGCAGCTTTTTGAAGAATACAAAAGTTTCTTCTTCTTCCGATGCGAGTGTCATTTGTGGCTGATAAAGTTCCAGGGCTCGTTTATGCAGCCCCTCATAGTCAGAGGGGCTTATCCGAAAAAAAGCTTTTCTTTCTTGCCTTTTTTATTGTCCTGAGGAGGTACGGGCGTAGGTTGTTGTTCCTTTTTGCCAAGGATAGGTATATTGTATTTTTTAATGAAATATTCTGGGTCAATATCATATCTATCGGCAATCATAGTTTCATACTCTACTTGCTGTTCTGGTGTGTAGTCAACGGATTCATCCCAATTAAACTTTAGTTCCTTAATAGGAAACCCGTGTTTAATCATCCTGGGGATAAGCTGATTATTAACAACATCGCGTACTAAGTCGGCATCATCATTTACAACATTGTCGAATATCTGTAGATGGACCTTACTTTGACTCAGGCTACTACCATTGTCAATAGTCATAGTTTGATTAAGGATACCCTTGCTTATCTGTGCATCGGCTTTATCAATTCGTTTGTCGTACACATTGTAAGCATCTCCGCGGGTAGTCTCTTTAATCTCAATCTCTGTACCTTCAGGGAAAAGTCCCCATGCTGCTGCACCCATATCAGCAAGCATCTGTTCCATCTTGGATAATTCCTTCTTATCCTGGCTAACTGTCTTACCAATACGGATAGGCATACCAAAGATTTCGCCGAACTGATCCCAGAATGCGAACATGTTCTTTTTAGGAATAGTGTGTTGAGCTACCTTTAGGAATAAACCTAAATCCTTTGGCTTACCAACTTCTATTACCCAATCGGTCATAGCACTGTTGCGGTAATCATAGCCAACGGTTACATCATCGCTGATGCTCTTAACAATTACACCAAACTCCGGACGAACATGCGCACGTGGTACAAGATTTGAATAACTGTATGCCGGCTTCCCATTTATATCAATAACATCACCAAGTTCAATGAGCGAATGTCCCCAGTACCGGGATTCAAGAATATAAGTCATTAAGTCTTTAAACCAAATGTTTTCAAAGATTTCAGAGACTTCTTCATTTTCGTTTCCGTCCTTATCCACAAGTTTAAAACTCTTCTGCTTCACCATTCGTGTGCGCTGGTCAATGCAACCCGTTACATGCATATCAATATCAACATCCGTGTAAATGTTATATAAAGGTATACGATTTGGGTTCTCCACACTGATAGCCATCTGCCAGGCATTGCGCCATGAACGGATATCTTTTTTAGTGAGAGCCTGAGTTTGCTGTGCCAGCTCTATAAGCATCTTCTTTGTCTTTGCCGGACTAGCTAGTTTCAAACCATTGCTTTTAAGCATATCCATGAATGAAGCTGCATCCGGTGTATCTATTTTCTTTTTACCAGCCATAGTGATTCTTCCTTTCTGATCCAAACCGGATCGGGTTGTTTATATCTTCTTCTCCATCGGTCCCGGTATACGTAGGAAGGTCGGGAGATGTTTTGCCGTTCTGCACACCTTCCAGCCATTTGATAGCGCGCTCATAGCGTTCTTTTCTCATTTCATAACCCATCTTACCGGGCAACCATGAAATAAGATGGTAAAGAGCGATATCGCAGGTATACATTACAATGAGCGTATTTCGGTTTATATCCGTAGTAGCAAACACAGCATTCACATCGTATCGGCTTCTCAGATATCCGCTCACTTCTTCCTGTGCCATAGCTTCAGCCTTTTCCCTGTTCTTGACATCGCTTTGTTGAATGGTAAGCAAAGTCTTTTCGCCAACCATTACTTTGTAATCTTCGTCTACTAGAAAAGCCATAATTGTATGTTATTTAGTGATGAATAAAGCTGCTTTCTCAAGGTCCTGTATGCGGGTACCTTTTTTAAAGTATCTGGTCTTGATTAAGTGCTGAAGCTTTTGCTTGGTGTGTATCATCGGTTTTCCGTTGCACATCACAACCAAATGTTTTCTGCCACTCTCTTTCTGAAACTCAACTGCTTGTTTAATAGCCTTTTTAACTCTGTAGTTAAGGATAATTCTTTTAATGATTGTAATCATATTACCAACTGTTTTTAGAACTTGGCCGACGGCCAAAGCTCGGTGTGAAACGTTCTGTTCTTATCTGTTTTTGTAACTTATAAATAGCTCCTTCGTCGGCATCGGGTGCATCATCGTGCGCACGACTGCCTTTTTCAAATGCAAGTGTTTGTTCCAGTCCGGCCATCATGTCCGGATCATTCTGTTCATTCTCGTTGTAGTACACAAAACCACGTTCCCATAGTGGTGACACAGCTTCTATACGTGCAAACTTATCGGGCTTTTTCCTCTTATCAGGAACTACCGGAAGCTGGTACCCTCTTAAGTCTCCTTCTCGCGTGAAATCATCCAGTATGGTGTCTTGCATAAAGTTTGCTTCCATGTAATAAGAGCAAACAACATCTTCCGGTAAGCTCTCGTAGAATTCATAAAGCCACCGCACCATTTCGGCCACGCTGCACTGGCGTACAAAAGCTTTTAGATGATGAAGTTCATTATGTGAGTATCCTTTAATGCCTTCTTTGGGGCGTGCCCAAACTTTTGCAGCTTTGTAGTCATTCTTTCCGGTACCTTTAAAAGAAGGGTCAATGTAAAGCACAATGCTTTCATAGTCTTTCAGTCGGCA